TTTGCTTCTTTTGTGTTTTCTTTATCAAAAGATTTTTCAAGTTCCTTTCTAGAAATTATTTCATTTGCTATGAATGGATTAATGTATTTAACTTTGCCTTCAATTTTTGGAATTTGAGAGTTTTGGAATATATATTTAGATTTACCTCTTTTAAAGAGGGGAGAATTTAGTTCAACATTAAGTTGTTCAGGAGTTTTTTCTTTTTGTATTTCTTCTTTTGTTTTATAAACTGTTAATTTCATTTCATTTAATTTTTTGCATAAGTCATTATATTCCTTTTCCAAGAGAGTAATATTATTTTGTAATATACTTTTATCTTGAATTGATTTGTTAATTTCAGAGTTCATTTTTTTAAACGTATTGAAAGTTATAATTAATATTATTTTTTTTAATAAAAAATCAATTTTTATACAAGTAAAAAATTGATTTTTAATGTAAAGTATATAAATACTGAGACACAAAAATGTCTCAAATGTCAATTGAATTAAAAAATATCGTTAATAAGAGAAAAGAACTTGAAAAACTTATAAAATTGTATAATAAAAAATTAAAAAAATTAAATCAAATACTTGAATTTAAAAAATCAATATACAAGTATGAGGAACGTATGTCTGAAATACTTGATGATAATATTGAAAGTTCTATGCCACTAATATATAATAAAATAACAGAAAGAAATATTAATAGAGAAAAATCACGTATAAGAACAAAACAATTGATAAATAGATTAATTAAAAGAAAAATCAAAATTAAAAAAGAAAATACACATAATGACTCTGAAAGAATTCTGCCTCTGAGTTCGATGTCCCTGAATGAGTCCGTTGATGGGTCTTCTAACCGAATTCTTGATGATATTTTAAATATTAAAATACCTAATTTTAAAGAAAAAGAAACATATATTTCAGATTATTATAAATATAATGAACAAGAAGATAATATAGATATAGATGGAATTATTGTAAAAGAAGAGTTTGAAATACCACCATTAGAAATTGTGATTTAAATATATTCCATATTAAAAAATGATTTTTTTAAATAAATAATTATTTTAAATAACTTTTAAAGTTATTTAAAATGTCTATTCGTAAAATTCCAAGAAAATCAAATTGTTCTAAAATTGAAACTAAATTGTATCATTCTATTCGTTATAATGATGGTGATGATTTAAATATAAACTTAGAAGAATCAACTGAAAATACTAAAATTGAAACAAAAATTATAAATAAAAAACAAAATTTAAAATCAAAAGTTAATATTCCAGATTTAATATTACCATTAAAAACACATCAACACGAGGCAGTAAAATGGATGTTGGAAATTGAAAATAAGATTAGAAATGAACCAAATCCTTATAATATAAGAGGAGGTATATTATCAGATGCACCTGGTTTAGGAAAAACATTATCAGCATTATGTTTGTGTATAAAAAGTTCATTTGATAATTCTAATGATGAAACTGGATTTCCAAATTTAATAGTATGTCCTAAAATTGTAATTGAAGAATGGTGCAATTCAATTACTAAATTTTTTGGTAATAAATATTTATTTTTATCTATTAAATCAAATGATACATTAGATATAACATATGACGAAATAAAAAAATACAAATTTGTTATTACAAATTATGAATTTGTTTCAAGTTTGATGAAAGAATATTATAATAATTTATTAATTGAATTGAAATCAAGTAATAAATTTCAATTAAGAGAACCATTTAAACATAATGAATTGATTAATAAAAAAGGAAGAGAATTACTAGTAGATATAAACTGGAATAGAATAATTTGTGATGAAAGCCATAGAATGAATAATTCAAAATCGTTAGCATTTTTATCATTAGTAAATTTAATTTCAAATAAAAGATGGTGTTTAACAGGTACACCAATAAGAAACTACGAAAAAGATATATATCATCAATTTTTATTTATGGGTTATAATAATTTTATATGTAAAAATTCAAAATTTTCTTACAATCAATATCGTACAGATAAATTAAATAAACATGTTCTTAAAAGGACATACAAAGATGTTGAAATTGTAATGCCAGATTATGAAGAGAAATCAATATTAATTGAATTGTCAGAAAATGAAAAAAAAATTTACGAGAATGTTCATAATAATCTCAAAAATGAATACAAACGATTTTCAAATGGGTTTGTATCATTTGGAAACGTTTTACATTTATTTTTAAGATTGCGTCAAATGTGTGTTTCTTCTTACGCTATGATACGTCAGTTAAAAAAAAATATTGATAATGAACTTGTTGAAGAAATTGAAGAAATATCTGATGAAAATTTTAAATTAAAAGATATGAAAAGCATTAAAAGTATATCAACAAATGATTTAGCAAATAAAATAGTTACTAATGAATTATACGAATGGATAATGGATAAAAATGGTTCAGCTGGCTATATGTCATCAAAAATTGGTGCAGTTGTAGAAATTTTAAAAGAAATAGAGACAAGAGATAATAAGGAAAAAGTTTTGATATTTACTTGTTTTACAACTCATATGGATATAATTAAAGATAGAATTGAAAATGAATTGAAAACAAATGTTTTACTTTTAAATGGAACATTAAAAGAAAATGAAAGACAAGAAACAATATCACTTTTTAAAGAATCTAATGAGTATAATATAATGATTATAAACTATAAAATTGGTTCAGAAGGTTTAAATTTAATGGAAGCAAATAACGTTATACTTTGTGAAAATTGGTGGTGTCCTTCTGTAATGGAACAAGCAAAACACAGAGCTTATAGAATTGGACAAAAGAAAAAAGTATATTTTTATAATATTGTTACAAAAAATACAATTGAAGATAAAATTAAAAAAATATGTGATAAAAAGGAAGAAATAAGTAAAAGTTTTATGAATGATATATTCGATACTTTTACCAAAAAAGATTATGGATTAAATAGCAATACATTAAAAAAAATTATATTTTAATTTTTTCAATTATTTTAATAAATTTAAAAAGTATTATATAATAAAACAAGAATGAACAATTATGATGTTGATGTAAATCCTAAAGATTTTATTACTACAAATACAGCAAATAAAGTTGAACTTAGAGTTTCTAATTTACAAATCGGTTCATCAGTTGATGTTACATTATTGATAAAAGATTTAAATGGAAATATTTTTAAAGTTGAAAATGTTCGTATTGAAGGAGAGGAATATAACAATTGGGGAAGCGATGATCAATATTTAGTAAATATTGTTTTATCTAAAGTTGGATTAACACAAAAAGCAAAAGAAAGTAATTAATTTTATTTTTTTTAATTTTTAATATAAAAAATTGATTTTATATTAAAACTATATTTTGAAATGTACACAATCATGAATTTATTACAAAGTTATATATCGGCAAATGGTTTTTTAGAATATGAAAAACCAAAAATTAAACCAGAAAATATTAAAGATATAAATATAAAACCTTTTTTTAACAAAGGTGTTTGTCTATTAAAAAACAGAAATGGAAATTGTCCCATGAAACAAACATACATAATTGAAAATATTGGAAAATGTGTATGTGAACAACATTTGACTTCTAATCCAGAACGAATAATGAATTTAATTAATTTTTATAAAAAAATAAATGTATATATTAAAAGAATATTTATTTACAAAGATAATAAAGAATATTTTATTGAAAATTTAAAAGATATATTATTATTAGTTATAAACTATAAAAAATATAAATATACTTTGGCAGAATATTTTTATCTAGTTGATAGTAATCTTGATAATTTTGATATTCAAGATGATGAATATCTTGCTCTTGTAGACTATTTTAAATCAATTAAATTTTAATGATATATAAAATTAGTATAATTATATAAAAAATTAAAATGAGTTATGAAGTATCAATAAATATATTAAATACAAATAAATGTAAAAGTTTATTAATAAAAGATAATAAAATTATAAATTGTGATTTAAATATAAAAGAAAATGAAAATTTTTGTGTTAATCATATATTTATAAATAGATTTTATAATGAAATAAAAGAATGTTGTATTTGTTATGAAATTATTGATAAAACTATAGAAATACCTCTTGAATGTAGTCACATATTTCATAAAAAATGTTTAATAGAAATGAAAAATAAAATCTGTCCATTATGTAAAAAAGATTTTACATCAATTGAAAAACATTTTTTTCAAAAAAGTGATACAATTCTATCTGAAAATGAGAGAATATCTGTTTGTAGAAGATTTCCAAGAACAACATTTATGATAATTTTTTTTTATGTTTGTCTCTTAATTGTTTTAATTTATTCAACTTTTCAATAAAAAATTATTTAGTTATTAATAAATGAACTATTTTGAAATAAAAGAAATACACTGTTGTATTGATAATGTTTTATTTAATTACTCAAAAAAAATATTATCAAATGTTTCCAAATATTTAAACGAATCTGACATATATACAATTTCATTATTATTAACTTTATTAATTCCTTATTTTATTTATTTAAATGATACATACAACATTTTAATTTTAAAACTTATTCCTGGATTATTATTTTTTTTATCATATTTTATGAATATATTATATCATGTATATATACATACTTATAAATTACCAGAACATATAAATAACAATTTTTGGACTTTAGTTACATATATATTAATTTTAAAATTAATTTATAAAAAAAATAGAACAATATTTACATTAATTTTTATATTAATGATACCAATTATATGTAATTGGGGATGTCAAGTAAAATACATTAAAAAATATAATAAAAATGTAAAATTACCACAATTTAATGACTTATGTGGTTTATTATGTCCATTTTTAGATAAATTTGAAAATATATATAAAAATGATAAATTAATAGGAAATGGAACATTAATTTTATTAATAAGTATTTACCTGATTTTTATTTAAAGAATAATTAATTAAATTAAAGTAAAAAATTTGTTTTTTTTATATTTTATTAATATAAAATATAAAAATGTCAAATTACGGATTATTTGGAAAACCTTTTAAAGGATTTAGACAAGAAGATCCTGTTGATTCTTGTATGCCTGATAGATTCTTAGATGCTCCTTGGAATTATAATTTGGGTGGATGTAAACAATATATGGCACAACGTTGTGCTGAAAACTGGGATAATAAATGTCAAGTTTATGTTAATAATATAGATGATGTAACTGTTTTAAAACAATTTCTTGAAAGTATGGCAAATCATCGTTTTTGCAATTTAAGTGATAAATCTAAATGTGCAGTTGTATGTGAACCTTTTAACCCTATAAATCAAACTTCTCCTAATGTTTGCAATACTATGGGTGTTGACCCAATGGTTGATATATCACAATCTCTTGATACAGGTTTATATAATCCTGTTAAATTGAGTCCTGTTTATATGGGAGGTTGTATGAAAAAATGTGATAAAATTGAACCTTCTAATATCAAAGAAGATGATTATTCTATTAATTATTGTCTTCAATTTGGTTTCTGTGGAGAATCTTTAGCAAATATTTGTAAAGTAATGGATGAAAAAGGTGAAACTTCAAAAAATTCTTTATTAAATCAGTATTGTTCTCTTAGAAAATCAAAAAAAACATCATCTCAACCATCTCAACCATCTCAACCATCTCAAAAAACACAAGTGAAACAAGAACACACACAAGAACCAAAAAAATTAAAATCAACATCTAATAATAATATCCACTTTAATTCAAACGAATCTTATTCAAATAACATTGGAGTATTTTCCGTTATTATTATTCTTGTGTTGATAGGTATTTTTATGGCAAATTCTAAAAAATAAAAATTTTAATTTTAAATTTATACATTTAATATTTTCTCATTAGAAAATTGTCGTTTAAATGCACTTATGATTCCATTTTCAGATGATAATATAATTTGACTTTGAACTGAGTTATTTATTTCTTCTAAATTTTTAACAAGTATTTCTTTATTTTTTTTCAATTTGGTTTCACAATTTATATCTTCAGATGTAATTAAATTATAACTTCTTTTTACATCATTCATTTTTTTTATAAAATCATAAATTTTAGAATAAAATAAAGGAAACACAATATGTAAATTGCTTTGTAAACTGTCTTGAATATTTAATAAATTACGTTTTTGTCTAATAAACATAGAATTAAAATATAAAAACCATATAAAAAATTTTAAATAAAAATCCTTAACTTCTTGATTATATGAGAATGTCCATCTTAATCCAAAAAGTGATAAATATGAAAGAATAACACATAAAGTACCATCCTTATCATCTGCGTATCCATTCTGTATCTTATTATATATTAGTTTATTATTTGGTACATAATATTTACTTAAATCAGTGATATTATCAGGTTTACTTAAAAAATCATCAACGTCATTCTTAACTGGAAAATTAAGATGTTCTAATATCCTTTTGACAGTTTTTGTACATCCTAATGCAGTTTGTGTTAACATATATCCCATTCTATCATATATATGTTGAGTTTCATAATAGTATAAAGTTTGATTTTCAACATCATATAAATGTGAAAAAGCATGAACATGTACATCTTGTTTAAAACTAGTAAAATTATTATCACTACTAAATTTAGAAATACTTGGAATGAATATATATTCAATTTTATTATCATCTATATATTTTTTATCTATATTTATTTCATTACTAAAATATTCAATTCTTTTCATATTTTTACCATTTACATTTATATAACTATTTAAATATGAATCAACATCAACATTATTTCTTATTAAATCAAATGAATCATTTGAATATCCTTTTTCAGTTAAAAATTTTACAGAATTGCTAAAATTACCACTTATATTTTCATGTATATGAAATAATATTTTTGATTTGCATACATATACTCCATAAATTTCATCTTTATCAATATCAATAAATTTATTACCAATTGAAGATATAAAAGCAAAAATATGTGGATTTGATAATACAGATGTTCTAATTGTATTATTACTAAAATTAGGATTATTTACAATATCTACATAACTATTTACAACACTCCAATAAGTGTTTCCATTTAATGGATTAATTAATTTTTGATTAATATTAGAATTTATATGAAAATAATCCCATAATAAATCAAGATTTTCTTTACATATTTTTTCATTTATATTGAAATAATTATCAAATATACATGAACATTTATATGAAAATGCAAGTGTTAAACTATAAAATTTTTCTACATCGCTATAATAATTTTGGTTTAAATTCATTCTTTGAACTATTTCAGATAGTTGTGTATTTACAATATTATAATTTATAAAATCGGTATTAATAAAAGAACGTGTAGCTACCATTAACATATTTCTATTCTGATTTTCAATACACTTTTTATACTGTGGACTGTTTTGATTATAATTTAAACACATTTCAGACATTCTTTCGAGATAATTTTCATTTTTAGTTTCAAATATATTTAACATCGGTTTAAATCCTATTGAATAATACAATAAAAATGCTTTTTCAAAGGAAGGATTTGTTGTTACTACAAATAGTGCAAAAATATCACAATTCGTCTCTATATCACTAAATAATTTTAACATTTTTTTCATTATAATTGAATTATTATATTTTTTGAATTTTTCCCATTTCTCTTTAAATTCATGTGAACTTTTTCCATAATATATATTTTTATGTATTTCTCTATTTTTCTCATTAATTTCACCAACTGATGAACATATATTATATATATACATTCTATTTAAATACACATTATCATTTGAATAAGAACCAATAAATAATGGTTTTATTTTATTTGTATTTATATCTTTTACAAATCTACAATAAATATTATTAATTTGAAAAAAAATCTCATCCAAATTACTAGTTGATTTAGGTAATATCTTTTCTTTATATTTATCATCATCATTGTATTCAACATACTTAGGACATGTCTTACTGTAATCAATATCAAAAGATTTTTTATACAATTTTAACATTTTTTTTAGTAATATTAAATATTCATAAATTGTTAATTCTTTATCAAAATCAAGATTATTAATTAACATTCCATCAAAATTATAATTTTTATTATTGTAAATTTTTTCATCAAATATATTTTTATTATCTATATAAAAATCATAAATATTATTTAAAAAGTCATTTACATATTTTACATAATTAGAATAATCAACAGTAATACCTTTAGAGTTTAAATAAGGATAATATTGTTTTAATAAAAAATCATGTATTGAAGTATACACACTTTTGTCATATATAAATATTATATATTCTTTATAATTTGGTATATTATTTGACATTTTATTTAATAATAAAATACTAAATTATATTTAATTAAAAAATTGCTTTTAATTAAATATATATTTAATTTTAAAAAGTCTAAAATGACATCAGATATTGATATTGATAATTCTAAATTATATTTTTCTAAACAAGTTATAAAAACTTTAATTACTATATTGCTTTCAGTTTCAATACATATAATTTCTTTAAAATTATACAATACATATTGTATTGGAGATGGTTGGTATTCTATTATACATTCTCTTATATATATTCCAACACCTCAATGTAGAATTTTATTAGATGTTGTTAAATATACTTCTGATTTATATATTTTATTTTGGACGACCTTATTTAGTTCAATTTTATTAAATTTTAAAATAATTAAAAATACAATTGGAAAAATAAACTATAATTTAAAATATTTTAAACATTCATTCATATTTTAACAAGAGTTTTATCAATAGTTCCAGGATAAATTTCCCTTATCATGTAATTTTATATATTTTAATAATTTATTTTCATCGTCTTGTGAAAGTTTATTAAAAACAAATCCAATTATATACATTGCATAATTAAAAAACATATTTATAATAATTTGTTTATTTACATCTTTTACATCTTTAAAAGAAATTGAATATTTTTTATTATTATCTTTATCTAAATATGTATCTAAATTAATTTTAAAAGAAAATTCAACTATAAATTTATTTATATAATTTATATAATTAGAAATATCAATTTCATGTAATTTTACATTATATTTATTACCATATTTTTTATCATATTTTTTTATAATATATATAACTTCAATAAAACAATGATACCAAAAATGACTATAAATAGCACATAAACCAATATCTACATCTTTTAATAATGATTGAATACCAATAGGACAACTTTCAATTATAGGTTTAATTTTCATATTTTTATAATTTAATTTATTAATTAGTTCATTTATCAAATTAGTATAATATGTATTTTTGTTTCCTTCTGGATCATAATAATAACCTGTATAAATATTATTAAATTTTTTGAAAACTATAAATGTTCTATGATATCCTAATATATTATCTTTTTCTGAAGAAATTAAGTCTTTACGGTCATATACTACTAATCTTATTTGTAATGGAATTATATCATTATTACATAATGAAAATATATCATTTAGCATATCTGGTATAACTTTTAATATAAATGTATGATAATTATCATCCATATTATTTATATTAAAATCAAAACTTATAGATACATCATTTTCTTTGATTATATTTACATATTCATTTTCATATTTATTTATAAAATTTTTAATTTTACTACTTCCATCTAAAATTCTGTTATAATCTTTTTCATTTTTACATATTATATCTATTGAATTTAAAGGGTCAATATATAATTCATATCCTGAACATTTTTCATATTCATTTTGTTCTGATATATTATTTGAAATAAATGTTTTATATAATATATCTACAGATTTACTAACAACGTTATTATTTTCAACATATCTAAATATATCTTTTATATTTTTAATATTATTTATTACTAATCCTTTTTTTTCAATATCAAACTTTTTTTTTAAACTTTCTAAAGTTATTAAGTTGTCTTTTTTATCAATTAAATTTGATTTTATCTTATTCATAACAACTTGTTCAATTATTTTTTTTATTATTTTATCTGAGTTCATTATTATATATATAAAATAATGTTTTTTATAAAAATACTTTAAAGATTTATTATTAAATAATAATTTATAAAAAATGTCATTTTTACAATCAGATGTGTCTCCGATTAATTCGCATCCTAGTCCAACCTGGGAAATTTTAAACTATGATGAAACTCAATATCTAAATTTATTAGAACAAGTATTATCTGTTTATAATAAAGAAAAAACACTTCGTAAAAATAGAACTGATATTAAAACTATTTCTGTTTTTGGTCCTCAAATTGAATTTGACCTTCGTAAAGGTTTTCCCCTTTTAACTACTAAAAGAGTATTTTTTAAAGGTGTCGTTGAAGAACTTTTATGGTTTTTACGTGGTCAAACTAATAATAAAATTTTAAATGAAAAAGGTATTCATATTTGGGATGGAAATAGTTCTAAAGAATTTATGGAAAAACGTGGTTTAGATTATCCTGAAGGTGAACTTGGACCTATTTATGGATACTCATGGAGACATTTTGGTGGTAATTATAATCCAAATAATCCTGATAATACACATTCAGATGAAGGGGGTTTTGACCAAATACAATATATTATTAATACATTAAAAACTGATCCATTTTCAAGAAGATTAATTTTAAATGGATGGAATCCATGTGTTTTAAATCAAGTTGCACTTCCTCCTTGTCATATGATGTGTCAATTTTATGTTTCAACTGATATGGAATTAAGTTGTAAATTGTATTTGCGTTCAAATGATTTATTTTTAGGAGCACCTTTTAATATTGCTAGCTATTCTTTATTAACACATATGTTAGCACACATATGTGGATTGAAAGTTGGAAAATTAGTTTATACAATTGGTGATGCACATATTTATGAAAATCATATAGAACAAGTAAAAGAACAATTAAAAAGAAAACCAAGAGAATTTCCTACTTTAAAAATTTTTGACAATCCTGAAAGAATTGAAGATTTTAAATTAGAAAGTTTTGTTATTGAAGGTTATAATCCTTATCCAATCATAAAAGCTGAAATGGCTGTTTAAATTATATTTCTATTCTATTTTTTCTATTTTTTCTATTTTTTATATTTTTTCTATTTTTTCTATTTTTTCTATTTTTTCTTTATAAAAAATAGAAAATGTCTACACCTAATAGCAGAAATTTTACCATATCAAATATATTATCTGCTAGATCAAAAAATGATCCTGTTGCTGTTCAACTCTCAAGTGTATATTATAAATATCCACATCTTATTCCAATACGTGCAACAACTGGTTCAATTGATAGTTTTTATTTTAATGACGCTACTGGTGCTACTCTTTATTTAACAACTTTAACTGGTCCGGTTCTTTCTCAAATTAGTGGAGCTACTGGATCTACTGGACCTACTGGACCTACTGGTTTTTCTACAAATACAGGTGCTACTGGACCTACTGGCCCTACAGGTTCTGCTGGAGCAACAGGACCTAGTGGTTTTTCTACAAATACAGGTGCTACTGGGCCTACTGGACCTACTGGACCTACTGGTTCTAATGGTTCTACTGGGCCTACTGGACCTACTGGTTCTAATGGTTCTACTGGGCCTACTGGACCTACTGGTTTTTCTACAAATACAGGTGCTACTGGGCCTACTGGGCCTACTGGACCTACTGGAGCAACTGGACCTACTGGAGCAACTGGACCTAGTGGTTTTTCTACAAATACAGGTGCTACTGGTTCTACTGGGCCTACTGGTTCTACTGGTACAGGTGGTGTTTTAGGTTATTATGGTTCTTTTTTTGACACAACAAATCAGTTAAGTGGAGGATCAAATTATCCAAATATAATGGAATTTAAT